TACTTTATATTGGGAGCGATGTATGCCATTTTTGCTAATGTTACCCGACGCATTAAAAGAATCCATGAAATTAAAGGTATCTATCAAATGATCTCCCTTCCCATTGTTCAATGCACATAGTAATAGCACATTCATTTTCAGATCTGAATTGTGTTTAGATGTTATGAAATATAATTTTGCCGACAAATTGTTATCCCAAACAAAAATCCCTTACTTAACTCTTTGTTAAATAAGGGATTTAGGAAATCATTCGAGGTACCGAGCGGATTAAAACCATTTCTTTGCAACCCTCTTTAATTCAATGCTTTAAGCTGTTTTATTTTTGACAGTTAGTAAACAATTAGTTAACAATTCCATATTTACCCTTTCATTCTATCCTGAAGCTGACTGGCCAGAGCTACCTCCAAACGGTGTAAGCTCCCCTCCCGGATCAGTGACCAGGAAAACAGTACGCTATTTGCTTTTCCAGGCTTTCCAATATTCAAGTATTTCGGTTTCATTGATAAGTCCATCTTCCAAGTAGTCATTAATGTTTTTGAAGTTGATATCGAAAATGGGAAAGTAGAAGCCATCAAATACAAGTGTGTTGGTAATTTTATCTTTATGAATTGCATTAAGTTTACAGAATGGAACTCTATCTAAACCAACTTCGTCATCTATTCTTGTTATGGTAGCAAGGTATTGATCATTCATTATTACTTTGCCTGAAAATTCCTTATTGACACATTTATATTCAGGTTCAAAACCTTCCTTTATTGCCCTAACAATACAAAAAAGATAATAGTCTTTATAGAGTTCTATTATCTCAGAAAAACGTGAATACCGTTTCGCCAAAAAAGTTATTTTTTCATCCAATATTAAATATGAGGGAATATCAAATTGGAATTGTTGTTTAAAGTCATACTCAAGCAATTCGAAATCAACAAAAGCCAGAATATTTACCTTTAATACTTTGGCAATTTTTTCTATAATGTCAAACTTGGCATTATTCGACTTCATTATTAGTTGTAATCCATTCTCGGTTATACCAATTTCGTTTGATAATTCCCTTAATGATATTCTTTTCTCTTTGCATATATCCCTGATAATAGATAAGTTAGGCATTGTTAAAATATTGTTTGTATATTGTTAATAAATTTATTACAATAAAATACAATTTATATTGCAATATTTATACTTTTACTGGGTGAAATTACATAATAATTTTCAATTTAATTATAATATTTATTAACATGATTGAAGTAGTTGTAATACCGGCAAGCGAATTAAACGAAAGACTTCTTAGTGTTTTAGAGCTTCATGAGAAAAGAAAAGAAGCCCGTACACCCGTTAAGGTCTATAATATTAACCAGGTGGCTAAAATGTTAGGCAAGTCTTACAATACCATAAAGAAATATGTTGACAAAGGGATTATCAAATCAACTTTAAACGGGTTGATCACTGAATCAGCAATAAACGAATACTTAGGACAATGACTTTCAAAGACGTTGGACTAAGGGGTCTCAGTTTTTCACCTGCATCCCGAAATTTCGGGATGCTTATTTCATTTTTTATCATCTAAAACTATGAAAAAGCAGACATTAACACAGACCTTAATAGCATGGACACGCCAATATGAGCGGGTTGAACGGATCAAAAGTTCATTGAGGAAAGCAAAAAGGCAGTTAAAGATTCTTAGGGCCATAATGGCCGATAAAGAATCTAAAGGCGAAAAATACGAATTGTAATTCACGTCTGGAGGCGCAAGAACCGGACAATTTATAAACTTAATATTTTAAAAAATGAAAAACAAAAAATTTAGTATTTCCATGCCAGTAGAGAATTGGACTGGAGTTACAAAGGAGCTTAATGCTGCTGTTGAACGTCACTTACGTGGTGATGAAATCAACACGCTTATTTTAAATCGTTTATCCTACGAGTTGGGAGGTGAGATTTTTAGTTCCATTATGAATGAAGAGGGTTCAACAAAGCAAATCAAACATCGTGAACTTTCGATTACCAAGACAACAGAAGAATGGGGTGCTATTCAGCAAGAAATTAATAAGGTTGTTATAGCAAGTGATGTACACAACAGAGTGGAAATGATTATGTTACTTTCTAATCAAATTACAGATGAAATTGGGAATCTAATCATCAATGAATGATAAAAAAAAGCAGCCGGTTAGTCTCACCGGCTGCTTAAACTCTTAAATCCACTTATAAAAGTATCAAAAACGAAGATGGCAAAGTTACACAAAATTTCATACCGGCAGCATTTAGCCCAGACTTTTTTAACAAAGTTTTTAACCTTCGCTGCGGGTTTCCTATCCATCATAATTTACATTGAAAATATTGCTACTGCTATGGCAGTGGCAGGTAATTAACATAATATTCACTTTTAAATTTTTTCAAAATGAAAACAATTAAAATTCAGTTTCAAAAAGATGATTCAATCGAATTGAACATTACAAAAAAGATTTTACCCGACTATCGGATTGACCAGTTACTCGATCTAAGTTTGGGAATAGGTTGTTTGTTCTCACATTTAGCTTGCTCGCAAGCGTCAGAAAAGAATCCCGGCCTTTCAGGAGTTGAATGGTGGGGAATTTACCAGGTGTCTGAATTGCAAATTAGACTACAGCAGGAAATCAGGAACAGGGTTCCTTCGGAAATTACTGATAGTTTGGATGAGCAATTAACGGAGGAGGGCAATTAGCCCTCTTTTTCTTTATAAAAACCAAAAATTAAACCATGATCAATAACCAAAATAAACAAGACATAATTGATAAAGCCGATATTTTTGAGGTGGTTAGCGATTTTGTCAAACTAAAAAAAGCTGGTACAAACTATACCGGCCTTTGCCCTTTCCATAATGAGAAAACAGGGAGCTTTCATGTGAACCCTTCAAAGCAGTTTTATAAATGCTTTGGTTGCGGAGCCGGTGGTGATGCTGTTAAATTCATCATGGATCACGAAAAGAGAACCTTTCCGGAGGCGCTCAGGTATCTTGCCGCTAAATACAATATTCTGATATCGGAGGAAAAGGCGGATCCGGAAGTTCAAAAACAAATGGATCTGAATGAAAAGATTTTTCAACTGAATGATCAGGCACTTAAGTTCTACCAGAAAAATGCCACCGATTCACAGATTGAGTATATAAATAAGCGATTTACAAAGGACGAAACGGAGCAATGGCAAATAGGACTGGCTCCGGATCGTTGGGATGGGTTGCTGATCCATTTCAAAAAGTTGAAAGTATCGGATGAGCTTATAGATAAATCGCATTTGTTTGGCTTTTCAGAAAAAAAACATAATTATTATGACTTTTTCAGGAACCGGGTTATGTTCCCTATAACGGATAACCTTGGCAGGGTTGCGGGTTTTGGTGGTCGTACCATGGAAGAGAATGAAGTAAAATATCTGAACAGCCCGGAGACTGACATCTATCAAAAGTCACGCACGCTTTACGGGTTGAATTTTGCCCGGAAGGAAATCAGTAAAAAGGATAACTGTATAATCGTTGAAGGTTACACCGATGTTATCAGTATGCACACTGCAGGAATAATTAACACAGTGGCGCCATGTGGAACGGCCTTAACTATTGAACAGCTCCAGTTGATCAGGCGCTATACCAAAAACCTTACACTTATTTACGATGCTGATCCGGCCGGAATTAATGCTGCACGAAAGAACGGAATTATTGCGATAGAAAATGGCTTTGACGTTTATATCTGTTCACTGCCAGAGGGTGAAGACCCTGACAGCTTTTTTAAACAAAAGGGATTTGATGAAGCTGTACAATGGTTAGAAGATAATAAGCGTGATTTTATAATTAACTATTCCAGCGAATTATTTTCATCCAAAAAGGATGATCCCATTCAGGAGAATGATTCTGTAAATGAGATTTGTAAATTACTTTCCTTCCTGGACAAGGATAAACAAAATATTTATGTGGATAAAATCTGTCAGATAAATTCACGTAAAACCAAATTATTCACAGAAAGACTTAATGAATACAGGAAGGAAGATAAAATTAATGACAGGCATTGGATGCCTAAAGATTTAGACCCTGTTGAATTTGAAAAATGGGGATTTTACTGCGATAAAAACGAATACTATTTCAGAACAAGCAAAGGTATTGAAAAATGCAGCAACTTCATTATGATTCCCATTTTCCACGTAGATGGCGCTTATGATTCATCCCGTATTTATGAATTAATCAATGTTCATAAGGAGAGAAGGGTTATAATCCTGAATAAGAAAGAAATGGTTACTCTGAAAGACTTCCAGGAGCATATAGAAGGTAAGGGAAATTTTATGTTTTGGGGATCGTTGCCACTTTTCCAGAAATTAAAGCTGAAGCTTTACGAAGAAACAACAACCTGTAAGGAAATAAAAATATTAGGATGGCAAAAAGAAGGATTTTGGGCATGGAGTAATGGTATAATTAATATCAATGGATTTATTGAAATTAATGAATACGGGGTTGTAAAAAATGACGGGCAAAACTACTTTATACCCGCTTTCTCAAAAATATTTATAGACGATAGGTCTGTATTTATTGATGACAGAAAATTCAAATATGTCGAATCCGATATCATACTGAAGCAATGGACTAATCTATTTATAAATGTTTTCAGGGATAATGCAAAAATTGGGATTGCCTTTTGGGTTGCCACTGTTTTCAGAGACCATTTGATTCATATCTTCAAAAATTTCCCTCTTTTAAATCTATTCGGGCCCAAGGGAACAGGTAAAAGTGAAATGGCAAAAAGCCTTAGTTACTTGTTTGGTTTGGAGCAAACGGCCTTCAATATTCACAATGGTACAAAAGCCGGAATGGCAGAGCATATACAGCAATTCAGTAACGGTTTCGCTGTATTAGAGGAATATAAGAACTCTATTGATGTGGATAAAATTGAAGCCATTAAAGCCATTTATGATGCAGTCGGTAGAAGCCGTATGAATATGGATAAAGGAAGAAAAAAGGAAACAACTGAGGTTAATTCGGGAGTGGTTATGACAGGGCAAGAAATGCCGACAGCAGATGTTGCATTATTTTCCAGGGTTATATTCCTTAAGTTTCATCAAACTGAATTTAACCATGAAGAAATGAAGATTTTCGATGATTTTAAAGCAATGCAGCATCGTGGACTTTCCAAACTTACCAGCGAGCTTTTAAAACACAGAAAATATTTTGAGGATAATTTCCACAGAGTTTACAACCTTACTCTAAAGGAATTTACTGAAGAGACAGAGAATAGTTCTATCGAAGTACGGATTTTACGCAACATGGCAACCGTTATATCAGCATTTCGCACTATTGAAGATGTGATAGATTTTGGTTTAAGTTACGATGATCTTAAGCCTATTGGTATTAAAGCAATAAAAGACCAAAACTCACAAACATTAAAATCAAATGAAGTAGCTGTTTTCTGGAACAATCTTGAGGCTATGTTTGACGAAAATATTCTGATTGACAAATGGCATTTCAAAATAAATTACGTTGACCATATTAAAACGACCAAAAATGAGATTAGGTTCAACGAGCCTTTAGATATTCTTAAATTTAAGTTTACTCCAATATACAAGTTGTACGCTGAAAACGTGAGGAGGCAAGGTATTAAACCTATGTCACAGGACACGCTGAAGTATTACCTGGAGAATAGTAAGCATTTCAAAGGTGTACAGCGAAGCTGCAAGTTTACTTTTAAGGCATTCGATAATGCTGAAGGTCGAATTGTGGAACATAAAACTAATACTTCTGCTTTCTGCTTTGACTATAAAAAACTTGGGATAAACCTACAACGGAAATTTGGATATGAATTAGATAACCCAGATGATGAAACTGAAGAAGATGAAGATATCCAAAATGTTCAGCAAATTATCGAAGACAATTTACCATTTTAAAAAACGGTGTCTCCCCTGTCCGCCCTGTCCTACTATGTTAATTATTAATGTTTTAAATATAAAATTAAGGTTGGATAAGGGAGGCCAAGGGAGGACAGGGCAGACAGGGGAGAAAAAAATAAAAGCAAATAATTAACTTAATAATCTATAAATCAGGCTGGTAGGACGGTTGGACGAGGGAGACATAAAATTCATATATTTATTGGAGAAAAAAAATGCAATACACACAGGTCACCAGGCAAAAGAATAATAACTTCCTGAAGGTGGTTAATCCTTTTATCAATCCTGCCAACAGGAATGATATCGAAATACTGCAGGTCAAACAAATAACATCAACCGGCCTGATCAGGTACCTTGGGGAAATGAAAATCAGTTTGCCAACAGCCCAGAGGTATCTCACGGAAATAGAATACCGGGTTTGGAATACGAAACTCTGCGATTATAAAATTTACAGCTCGTTGGGTTTCAGAAATGATCTGTTGGGATATGAACTGAGTAACAAGTTTTACCGTGGAACCACCTTCAGGCACTTTACCACCATTCCGGGAACCGATCACAGTCAGCTTAATATCTTCGGCGGAGTATTTGAGTTCCTGAGTGCGTTGGAATTGAGCAAAACCACAGAGCTAAAGAATGATTCACTTATTCTCAATAACCTGAATTTGAAGGTTAGTACTGTGAACCTGGTTAAACCCTATAAGAAGTTGAATCTATTCCTGAATAATGATGCTGAAGGAATCGAAACGGTAAATTTTTACAGGTCTATTCATAACCGGGTAAGGGACTTTTCGATCATCCTTTACCCGTTCCCATTGTCGAACATAAATGAGCTGCTTTTCAAAACTGCAAAGAATTGATCCTTTATGAAGCATTTACACACAATCGGAATACAGCTTAAACCTTACGCACGAAAATACATGATCGAATTTTACGGAGACCCCGTAGATTTATATGGAAAAGACCAGAATGATTTACTGAATAAAATTATTGACTGTCTGGAAAAACCGCACAGAGACCGTGAAAGGGAGTACAGAATGAATAATTATACTGTGACAGAGTTTATTATTTCAAACCGTGATTTTTACAGGGTTGGTTGGGTTATGACTAACACTGACATGGTGAGTATCAACAAAAGGATAGAAGATTATATAAAATGGCAATGCAGGCTTTATCTCACCCTATCAAAAGTTAAGGGTATACCAATTAAAATAGCGATCCCGAAATTTCAGGAAGAATTCAACCTGCCGGAAGATGTGATGAGTTATGATCTTATTTATAAAGACTTCCTGCGGAGCCAAAAAAAGGTAAAATCAAACCCGATATTTAAAATAAATTTTTGACCAAAGTGTCCTTTTTTAGAAAAATAGTAAAAACAGCGTTGGAATGACCGGATATCAGATTTATTTAAAAGCAAAACAGTATACTAATTTCCTTCAATTATGAAAAAAATTCAGATCAACAAAATTGTACGGAAGGACTCTCAATCAATATTCACAAAACAAAAGAAGATGCACGGAGTGTTCTTAGGAAATAATGTTATGGCTTATTTTCGTGACCATAAAGAGGCAGCAGCCTTCCTGACGGCAACAAATAGATTTTTGAACATAAAACTTTACGAGCTGAACACCCTTTACTGTGATATCTTCGTCGAATACAGGAAAGCGTGGTTCTATTTCTTTAATATTGCCGACAGTAGGATGCAAAGCATAGGTGTAACTGGTGTATTTCGGGAACTCGAAATCATAGAACACAAAATTACTTTCATGGTGGCACGTGGGGGATATGAAAACGGAAGTACTATCGTTTGGCATAGCTTCAGGATCGCACTTGAATCCATGCAACAAATATCAGAATCGCTGATCAGTATGTACAAGGAAAAGAGGTTTTACAACGATGCTTACCAGATACGGGTCATTCTCGAAAGGGTTAAGGCTTTACAGGATCAGTTGGAGAGCTGGGGAAAGGACATGAAAAAGATTGATGTTTATACTTAGGTCCTTATCCATGGACCGGTCCCGGGTAAATTTTCAGTTATACGGGAATTCCCGTTATATTCCTTCACAATAAACCGCTTTTTTGCGGTTTATAATCCTTCCAAAAATTCAGAGGGTTGATGAACACACCGGGTCAATGATCCTGGTTCCTGCCGGTGGTCTTCCTGATCATCCCTGGTCTCAGCTCCACAACTTTCAATCAGCAAAACAACAACAGTACAAAACCTTTATCTGTTCAAAAACCTGCATTTACAGGTATTTCAAAGGGATTGGTAAAAAATGACCTAAAATAAAGGCTTCAGACAAACGATCCTGCTCCCGGTTAATAGGTAGATTCCCCTGTTTTCAGGCTTTTTGGATGAAAATAATGACATTTTCATACAACCTTTATGTGATTTCTTCGGAATTCATTACCCCAATCAGTTAAGATTTATAAAAAATGACCAAATTTTAAATAGTGAACGCTTAAAAAAGAGTGATCAGAATCTATTTGATGATGGTAAAAAGAGATACCTGCGTTGTGTGTTCGCACAACGCAGGTACAAAAAATATCCCTTCAGTTATGGTGACGATAACCACAACTGAGTAATGAAATCAACTGTGGTTATGATCACCACAGTTGAAAATTCTCAGGCCGGTTAAATGTTTCCTTTGCAATAAACCGGCAATCCTTAGGCAATTGCATTTCTCAAATAAGTGTCCTTTTTTTTTAATACCTCCCGGTTTACCTTTGATCGAAAAAGTAAAATGGAAAAATTGGAAGTAACAATCGCAAGCAGGATAACAGCCGAAATAAAAGCGGAGTTCCTTGCCATTGTGAAAAAATCGAATGTCACAAAATCTGAATTTATAAGAAATCTAATTTATGAAACTCTTCAAAAAGAGGCCCGTCAAAATGGATAACCCGGTTGATGAAATTTTCTCAGTCTTCCTGGAGGGATACCTACCGGCAAAAGACCTGAATGAATCGGACGTCCAAATGACAACCTCTGACATCGTTGGTCTGATCAATGACTTTCATGGGGAAGGTACTGTTGACGGAAAGTATGTTTATGAAAAAATGAAACAAGCCGGTTATACTTACAGGCTTGTTATCCGGCAATTGATGTGGCTGCTTATAGAACGGTAAAACAATTTAAACTTTAAATAATGGCAACAAAATCAGAAAACAGACGGATCAATCTCTTTATCAATGGGAAAGAGGTGCAAAATGACATTAAAAGTATTTCATCGGAATACCAAAAAGCCAAAAACGTACTTGCTGGCATGACAATAGGGTCAAAAGAATATATTTCTCAGGCAAAGGAAGTAAGAAACTTGAAAGGAATACTTAACGATCATGCTAAGAGTATTGGAGGAGTACAAGGAACCTGGCAAAAGTTCAAAACGCAAATGGGTGGATGGATCGCCGGTGGTTTTGGACTACTGGCAGCCGGCCAGGTATTCCGCAAATTCATCAACGATATGAAAGACTTTGAAAAGGGTGCAAGTGAGCTGTCAGCATTAACAGGACTTATGGGAAGTGATTTACAGTTCCTGAAGGACGAGGCGCTCAACATGGGTTCTGAATTTAAAAGATCAGGTATTTATATTAGTCAATCGGCCACTGATATTTTAGAAGCCTTCAAAATAGTTGGATCGGCAAAACCTGAGCTATTAAAGGACAAAGAGGCTTTGTCAGAAGTAACAAAGCAGGCAATCATTTTGAGTGAGGCAGCCGGAATGCAACTTGAACCGGCCGTAAATGCGCTTACTTTAACCATGAACCAATTTGGAGCTTCAGCAAATGAATCGGCAAGGTTTATAAATGTACTGGCTGCCGGTTCAAAGGAAGGCGCTGCCGAAATTCCTGATTTGACAGATTCAATCCGGGAGTTTGGGACGGTTGCATCTTTATCCAATATTTCAATTGAAGAATCAGTAGCATTGGTAGAGGCGCTTGCTGAAAAAGGGTTAAAAGGCAGCAGGGCGGGAACCGGTATCAGGAACGTTTTACTCGAATTAATGTCGGGAGCTAATGATACAAACCCGAAAATTGTAGGGCTTAACAAGGCACTTGAAAACCTTGCAGGAAAGAATCTTACTGCGGCTGAAATGACTAAGAAGTTTGGCAAGGAGAACGTGGTCTCTGCTGGTATTTTAATAAATACCAGGGATAGGGTTAATGAATTGAATACTGCCGTTTCAAACACAAATACAGCCTACGAACAGGCCGCTACCAATACAGATAACCTGAAAGGAAGGCTTGATTCATTGTCTGTAAGCTGGACAAACTTTGGAATCAGTCTGAACGAAGGGAATTCAGTTTTTACAAGGGCCTTGGGAAGCCTGGTCAATTATATTGGTGGTGGTTTGGATTTATTGGCCGGGACTGAAAAAAAGTCTACTGAGTATATGGCATCTCTTACAAGATTCAATAATGCACTGATTAATTCTGGTATTGATTCAAATAAGCAAATTGAAGAGCAGCTTGTTTTGTTGGCAAAATTAGAGGGGATGGATTTTGACTTCATTCTCGATAAGCAAAAAGAACTTGCTGAATTATATGCTATGCAAAATCCATATAAAACTAAAAAAACAAAAACTAAGGATAATGATGATCAAAATAAAGATGACAAATTTGATCCTTCTAAAATAGGTGATGAAAAAATTTCGTCTATACTGGGTTTACTTAAGCAAAAACAAGACCAATTTGACGAGGAAAAGAAAAAGGAACAGAAAAAAGCTGATGAACTATTTGCTTTTATTTTGGATATGGAAAAGCAAAAACAGGAAGCCTACAAAGAAAGCCGCGAACAGATCATCATTGACCTTGATAAATCGTACCGGGAGGAAGCCAACCTGAGGCAAATAGCGCACAATGAAGAATTAACTGCATTGGGTACCAATAAGGAAGCGAGGAAGGCGCTGGATGAGAGGTTTAAAAAGGAGGAATTAATCAGGCAGATTGAGCATTTAAAAAACGTTCTGGCTGAATCAGAGAAAATATTAGATTCATCTGGTATTGAAGGTTCCATTGGAGCTATGCTCACTGATGAAGAAAAAGAAGCGCTCCTCTCTAAAATTGATGAACTAAAAGTAAAGATTTCCGAACTTAAAGCAAAAGATTCTGACGGTGAAGAAATAGACCCGTTTGGAATGACTCCGGAAGATTGGGACAAGTTACTTGAACGTGTTCAAAAGGCTGCTAATGTTGCTTATCAGCTCGGTGATATTTGGAATTCGATTAACCAACGTATAGCCAATGATGAAAATGCCAACCTTGCGAACTATGAAAAAAATACTGATAGGCGCAAAAAGGCGCTCGAAGATCAGTTAAAAAAGGGGTTGATCTCTCAAAAGAAATATGATGATGAAGTTGCGGCGCTTAATGCAAAACTTGATGCTGAAAAAAAGAAAATTGAAATTGATCAGGCAAAGCGAGCCAGAACAGCCGCGGTATTTAACATTCTGATAAACACAGCAACGGCAACTATAAACGCACTAAACACACAACCATTTGCACTTGGTCTCGTTATGGCTGCCTTGGCAATAGCTGCGGGTGTCGCTGCAATTGCCTCTCTACCTCCGGTTCCTTCCTATGCTGAGGGAGGTTTTACAAAAGGTGATAAGATGTATCGCGCGGGCGAGGAAGGAAAGGAATGGATCGCTCCGGCATGGATGAATGAACACCCCTATATTTCGCCGGTTATCAGGAGCCTTGAAGCTGTCAGATCAGGGGTTGCACCTGAAACAATATTCCGTTCACCGGTAACTCCGGTTTATGAAGCAACAAACAGTACCTTTCCCGGTGGTGATATAGAAGCGCAAAGCCCGTTATCTGAAACAAAATTTGACAGGATGATCCACCAGAACCAGGTACTGATTGATCAGAATGCAGATTTACTGTTATACCTTAAAGACCCGGAGAACAGACGATCAGTTATCGTATATGATGATATCGAAAAATCAAAGATCGAGGTCAATACAATGTTGAATAAAGCAGGATTTTAATAATAATTTCTAAACAATTTAAAATAAACATTATGAACTTACAAAACAAAAAGCTGTTTGTACAGACGCTTGAAAAAAACAGAAAAAAAATGTACTTAAAGACGCTTGCACAAAACACAAAAACCTATGGGTTAAGGGTGGCTGGAAGGATAGCTAAGGAAATCTTTTCAAATGAATCTTCTATTAATAAACTAATACAGAAGCAACAACAGCAACAGCAACTCGATATCCAGCAGCAAGATCAAAAGGACGAATTGGAATACAAACTAAAAAAAGAACATGGGTACATTAAGGGAAATGAAATGTTTGAGGCAATAGTAAAGAACACTTCCCTTCCTGCTAATTCTGATCATCCTGCCGGTAAAACATCTTCCATTGTCCAGGATGATCCCAACATGAAGCATCCATCTTATAAATCCCTTGAGGCTAAGTATGGGAAGGAAACCGCTTTGGATATGATAAAGGAAATACAATCCGATCCGGATTTTCTGAATAAGCTTCAGCTATCAGAGAAGGAAGATGCTGAATTAAAACCACAATCACAAAACGAACCGGCAAAAACCATCAATAAGGACGGTGTAAATTGGGAAAAGATTGGTCAGTTATCCCATAATAAAGAACATGACAGAAATAACCAGGTGCGAATTTCAAACACAAAAGGTCTGTCTGGCCAGAAGTTAATTGATTCCTTGGCGCATAACATTGAACTCGATGAGAATGTCTGTGTGTAGCGGTTTTATTAGTGGTTTAATGCAATTGCATTTTAAAAAAGTGCAATTCATATATCCTAAAAAAAAAGGTCAACCCGTTGCACTTTCGACAGGGCATGGCTTGCCTGTCCAGGGAGTTAAAAGGAGTTTGGAACGGTCAAATGACAATTAAAAATGAGATTATCAATGATTTAATGAAAAATAAGCTGGAAAATGGTTCAAAAAAAAGGATGCAATTTGATAAAAAACGAGCTATAAGTTAGGTTATTGAAGGATATACAGTTATAAAGAAAAAAATGAATATCAACAAATTAACAGAAAACAATTAAAAATTAAATGAAAATGGAAAAAGTAATTTTTTTGGATGAAGATAAGCTGAAAAGGGATTTGAAGGAAATCCATTCTTTTCAGGAAAGAATGAACAGAACATATCAGATACTTAAGGAATTTGGTATTGAAGACCCAGAGGCTGTTAAAACTCCTTTGGAGGCCGCAAATAACAGGCTAAAACAAATCATTTCGCATGATGATAAGGTTGAGATTGACCCCGGTAAGGCTGCGGAACTTATTAATAAGGGTTCTTTGTATGAAGAGCTGAAGGTATTAAACAAGGCGATTGTTAAAAATCCCTTCCTGGATAAAGTGAGATGGAACAAAAAACAGTTCTGTTTTCGTGGGAATGTAGAGAAAGAACTCCGGGAAGAGGCCGCAGTTAAATTGATAAACCCAAAGCAAATTGAATTACACAACAGACTTGAGGCCTTCATAAAGGAATCGGAAGAGGTCACAAATGAATTTGGCGTGAGGTACCAATTTGCAGTAATGGTTCATTTTTTACCACCATTCCAAATAAAGAATGGAAAGATAATTATCAATCATCATATCTTTTTGAGGCAAACAAAGCATCTTCTGGAGGGGAATGAGGCGCAAAAGATGGAACCGAAACAACCCCGGATTAGTCCTATTGAAAAAAGACTGGATGAATTAAAAACAGAGGCGCTCCAAAGGTTAAGTGAATTGGAAGATACTTTGGCAAAAAAGAACAGCAACGGGGAAACAGGGACTATAGATATAGAGATGAATATTGCTGAGCAAAGAGGTATTCTGAGCCATGTCGCTGCTCAAAGAAAATTTCACGGGCTTGATAAAAAGCCTGTAAAGGCTGAAAAATAAAGTTATTTTTCTTTTAAATTAATGTCGTTTTTTCTGCCTGGCGAGAGTGTACAGTCCAACTCCGCCAGGTTTTTTATTTCCTGCCGGAATGCAGGTCAACAAAAACAGTAAAAAAAGTGTAAAAAACGCCACCTGTATAGTCTGATCAGACTATGCAGACCCCCTTTTTAGGTTGTTTTTAGCACCTGAATATTCAACCTGGTTCCTGATGATCCCCTGAGTGATCAGCTCCGACCAGGCGAAAACAAAATATCCTGATTAAGCCTAAAAAGCCCGGTTTTATTGAATTTGGGAGTGATGGGTAAAATTTGACTTCATTAGGTGCGCTGTATTGAGCGATCATCCCTCCCGGAATAGTTATAATACCTATGTTTTTATTCTGTTTTACCGGGGTTGTCATGTGTATTCATTTTATTCATTTCCCTGGTTAAATAGTCTAACTCGTAACGGGTGTAAATCATTGTTGTTTTAATGTTGGTATGTCCTAAAATCTTACTAATAACATCAATTGGAACTCCATTAGCATTTAACCGGGTTGCACAGGTATGCCGTGAGCAATGGAAAGTGATGTTTTTTTGAATTCCTGCACCTTTCATTATCTCTTTTAATTTTCGGTTTAATGGTTGATTTGCTTGTACTTTAAAAATTGGTTGATTATCAAACCCTCGCTCAGGTATCAATTTTTTTGCTTTGTCAGTTAAAGGAATCCTGACAAATTCTTTAGTCTTTCCCATTTGCAAATAAATATACTTATCCTCTAAAATATCTTTAAATCTGAGCCTTTTTACATCCTGGTATCTTAGGCCGGTAAAACAGCAAAAAAGATAATATCTCAATACCCCTTGTTGAGAAGGTCTAAGATTGTTTCCATAATATTTTTGTTCTAATAAATCTAACTCGTTTTGTGATAAAAATTGCCTGTCTCCTTCTATTCTGCCCAATTTATGAACCTTAAAAGGATTTTCCTTAATGATTCCCTGGTCAACAGCTTTGTTTAAAATGCTTTTGATAATGGTCAATGATTTAATGACAGTATTTTTATTATTCTGCCTTTGCACCTTCAAATAACCTTCATAAGCTGTAATAAATTCCGGGTTAATTTCATCAAAGGTTAATACTGGCTTATATTCCTTCAATTTGCGAAGCTGAATATTGTAATTATGAATTGATCCTTTAGCGAGCTTGTCAGTAAACAATGATATTTGCCTTTCGTAGAAATCATAAAAGGAGTTACTACCGTAGGAACTATTCAGGAAATCACTTTGGAACCGTTCAAAGGTCAAAATTTTATCCTCAATCCGATAATCGAAAAGGATTTTCTTTGCTTTGATATTGTAGAACTCTATCAATGAATTTTTATCCCGGTGATCCTGATCGGCCTGGGTGATGGTCCCTTTTTTAAAGTGGTCCGGTTTAACGTAGATATTCAGAGGAAAATATTTGCATTTCCTGTTAATGGTCAACCTTAGAAAAATATTACGGTTGCCATCTTTGCGGGTATAATCCCGAAAGGTAAATTTAATTGATGGATATGTTTTTGACATAGCTCAAAAATTGGTAAACAATTAGTAAACATTTTGCCAAAAACATTGAAAAAAGGGGTCTCAATCCTTCAATCTCTGAATTGATAATCAACTAAAAATGAAACATTTGTTTCATAATTAGTTGATTCTCAGAGGTACCGAGCGGATTCGAACCGCTGTAGACGGTTTTGCAGACCGCTACCTAACCACTCGGTCACGGTACCAGTAAACTGATGCGCAAAAGTAATAGGTTTTATGTAAATATCCAAAATACTTACAGTGGATATTTCGGTAACAATTTCAGGGGAGGTTATCGCGCATAAGGCTTTAAACAATCGGGGCAAATGCAGGTTTCAAATTCCTGCTGCAATGTTTCCATCGTATCAACGGGCACATCCATCTCGTAG